AACCTCTGCTGCACTCATTCGAAACTCACCGCCTGAGAATGGAACTATTAACCTCTTAAACCTTTCAGAATTAAAGAATGCTGATTCGTAACGATAGCCTGCTTCACTAAAGATTGAGTCTACTACTTGCTTAACATAAACACTTGGATACATTGTGTTTAATGGATAGGTAATTTCCCCAAACCCCACCGAATTGCCCCTATCAATTAAAGGATAAACATAACCCTCACCATTCGGCACGCCTGATACGTTGAAGTTTACATAAGTAGCGTTATCCTTAATTATCGAAGTAGCCCATGAATTAACTATGTTATCACGATTCCATTCATGGTCATAAGCTGATAAGTCTAATTCGTTTAGGTTCTTTTCTCCTAAGTCTTGAAACATATTAGCAAACTTCCCGATAATTATAACCTCGTATTCTATATCGCCATCCGTTCTCTTAATGTTGTTGAGTTGTAAGTATCCTGTTATCTGTGGAATACCTGAACGATACAAGATAGCATCGACTTTTAAATTAGGGTTAAAGTCGGGTTGATAGTTTATTGTAGTTTCGTTTATTGTTGCCCTATCAAGTTTGAATATGTGGTTAAAGATTTTATTATTATTCGAAGTACCGGGCAAAGTAATTGTCTTTGAATAATCGCTTTGTCTTTTTTCAGGTTCACGAATATCAATGATAGTTTTAGTAATCGGTAAACTTACTGACTCGGTTAAGTCAACTTGAAACGAATCTGAAACAAACCCGCTTGCATTGTACGCATAAAGTATTAATTCGTTTTCGTTCATAGTGTTTGTTTATAATTATCAAATGCGTATTCAATATTAATCACTAAGTTGCTAATCGTTCTGTTAGTTAAATAGTTTAGTTCATCGTAATTCGATTCTAAGATATTAACTGATAGCAAAGTGTTATTATCTTGTTCTAAGTAAATTACAGGGCTTGTTAATAGTTCCTTAAGTCCTTCCCATTGTGCATCTGTTAAGCCATCTGAATTTAATGTTATGCGGTCGGTGTACTTTGTGAAGTAGTTTGTTTTGCCCCTGAATGATTCTGAATAGTTGAGCGGTTGAAATCTTTTAAACTGCTTTCGTTCAATGTCAGTTTTCTTGACTGATACCTTATTGAAATTAAAAGCATCGAACCCACCTAAAGAGTTTAGCCAATGCAGTCTATAAATGTCATACTTAGGGCAAGACAAATCTAAGTTCATTCTGCGTGTGTAAAGAGTAGCCGCTGTGTTATCTCTAAATGTTAATTCAATATAACTTGCGGCGGCGTTGTTTAAAAAGGTATTCCATGTACTGCCCATGTTTTCCCATTCTCGTTTACCTACGTTAATCGAAACTATATCTGTAACCCTTGTCACCGCTTGGACCGACCCATACAAGGCAGTTCCTACTTCATTATAGATTATATTATTGACATCAAATATATTTCCGCTCACATCAAAGAATTGAAGTATTCTATTTTGGTCCAATCGGATTACGTCTGTGAATGTTTCTTGATTCAAAGACTTTTGATTACTTCGACTTAAGGCATACGATTGATAGCTTGATGCGTTCCATGTTTGAAATTCAAATACTGCATTAGTACCGTACTTAGGTGAACCACTTGAACCGAATGAAGCTAAGTCAGGATAGATAGTCGGGATGCCTGATGCGTTGTTGTACACTTCACCAAATCCAATCCAATAAGGCGCACGAGCATTTGAAACCCTCTGTGTTCCGCTTGCATTGAATGAACTTAGTAAGTCATAGCTTACATAGTTTTGAATAACCTCGTTAAGGTTTATCTCAATCGCTCCTGTGTTCGGTTGCTTTGGGTAGGTTAACCTTGTTACAGGATTGGTCTGACCTGATACATTTACATCCACTAAGAATTGAAATCCTGATGCGAGTGCATTTGTGCTACTCACATTGAATACCATTTCATTGAATGAATTTTGCCAATTATAAGGATTACTTGATATTGTTATCATCTCATTAAATTATTTGCTAAAGTTATTGTAATTGATGCTCCGAGTGCATTTGCTAATCCTGATGCCATGCTTTCTAAGGTCGCCTCTGTGACTGCATCTGTAATAAACAAAGTAGGTTTAAGGCCTTTTCTTTTGATACTTACTCCCATTGCATAAGCCATTTTCGTTTTCTCATCTATTTGCTTTGTTGCTCTTTGTTGCTTAGTTAAGTTTCTTGTCTGTGAATATCTCGATTCAATTGGGATGCCACGTTTTGAAATCCACTTTCGTAATGACTTATTAAAGTTTTTACTTACATATTCATTTTTGAAACTGAAAGGACTGTTAAACTTATTCCTTGTTCCGCTTACTCCCTTATCCACGAAGAAGGCATAATCATTCCCTTGAATAGTTACTAAGTAGTTCTTTCCTCTTGTTTGAACGGGTAATGCAATGATTGATTGAAGCAACTCCGATTCGGAATAGTACGCCTGCTTCTCTGTTAAGTTAGATTTTAAAACGTCTGTTAGTGCTGATGCAAATTGATATAATGCCTTTCCAATTATAGTATCAAATTGCACTACTCCGTATTGGTCAGGGTTCTCGCCTAAGTCACCTAATAATTGTTTATAATCTACTTTTTTCACTTGCTGCTCTCCTGACTTCTTCTGAGTGGTCTATGTGGTAACTTAATAAGTTTAAGAATTGAATAATCGGTAGGTTCAAGAAGTAATCCCATTTCGTTTTATCGTTGTTTGACAGGTTGTCTATTGTGGCAACCCATCCCCATTTTTTTGCGAATTCGTTTCCTGGAGTTTCCTCTCCAATTCCCTTAGTTGATTGAGGGAATAAGTTTGGATATCTTTCAATGAGTTGTTTAATATTTGGCAAAAAAAAAGCGTAATAGGATAGGCTTGTAATATTGTCATGTGTTCAAGTAAGTGATTACTTATCTCCTCATGGTTATCACCGTTATACTCCTCAACCTTTCCCAATCCCCACCAACCGCCAATAGGTCTAATTACTGATGCAAGTATCTTATGAACATTCTTTGCAGGGTCAGTTGATGCAAAGTGCTGAATGTCGATGAATTGCCCCGCTGTTAATTTACTCACGTTGTAGTCTACTTTAAACCACTTGCCGCCAATCTTAATCTTATCTTTTAACTTTGCTGCTATTGGTAGACTTTCAAGTTTATTCAGTTCGTTATCTAAAGCGAATATATCTTCAACTTCTCTTTTGTAGATTTCCACAACAGGAACTTTGAACACGATTGCAAGTCTATTCGCTGCGTATTCTAACCGGTCCAAATCCTTATTAATAGAATTTAGTTCGATTGCTTGACTTAGGTTTAATTCTTCGTATATCTTTCGCATTGTTTTAAAGTATTATTTTAGGCTCGAATTGTAACGTATTTCCCTTTTAAGTTCTCGTTTAGTTTCATTAAAGCTAAATATCTGCTACTATCAATTAAGTGATTATTGAAGTCCACAGGTTCGTTAATTGCCTTGCCTGCCTTATCTGTTTTCCACTTATACGTCCTGAATTCCTTTTGCAGATTTGAGCCGATTAAAAAGATTTTAAAACGTCTAAGAATGTCGATTGAATTAATAATCGAGTCCTTGCCCTTTGCCGTTGGTTTGATGTTGAATCCCATTCGATAAACTTCCTCAATACTTTTAGGCTCTGCACTATCAGCAAAGATTTCATCTCTTTTGTTGATTCCTAATTCAGTTAGTTTCTTGGCAATGTCTTGATTAGTCAATCCTCTTTCGTAAAGTTTCTCAACTAAGTACAATTCATTGTCACGTCTGTAAACTGAAACTAAAGCTGTGGGGTCATTCGTAAAACCCCAATCCAATCCATGACCGATAAACTTCGCATTCTCAGGAACTGCGAAACAATTAACCCAATTGTTAAAGACTAATCCAACTAACTGACCGCGTTCACCTAATCCGAATATCTTCCAGTACTCAGGGTCTGCATCTTTAAGACTTTCGATTTCTCTTTTAAGTGCATCAGGTAGGTGAGGATTATCTTTGTAGGTGGTTATTAAAGTTGAGCAATCTTCTCGGGTCAACACGTGGTCATAAATCCAATGTTCGAAGTCTGAGGGGTTGTAGTCGATAATTACTTTACCCGATGTTCTTAAAAGTAATTGACGCCAATCTTCTAACTCCAACTCATTAGCTTCATTGATAAATAATATGTCACGCTTACGACCTCTTACTTTGTCTGCTACGTCTAAACTAAAAAATTCTACTATGTTCTTATTCAGATAGTAGATGTTTTCGGTTTTATTATGTAGGGCTTCATTGTACTGCCCGATTGATTTTAATATGTCTATAAAGTCACGCATTGCAGACATCTTAAGAGCGGGTAAGGTTTTCCTAACTATCGATATAGTCATGCCCTCATAAGTCATACATTGACGTATCAACCATTGAAGGGCTGAATACGTTTTCCCTGAGCGTGTACTCAACCCCCTTGCAGGGCAACTATTCGGGAGTTACCTTCTGCAAGGGATTTCTGTAAGTGTATAAAGTTAGGATTGAATAAGGTCATTATTTATGTGAATGGTGGTTAGTTTAATTAAAACCCGCCTTTTTTGCTATTCAGATTTATTTGAGTTGCTGTTTTCAATAGGAGCGGTTAACCAATCAGGTAATTTATTAACGTTTATTGTTTGGTCAACTTCTACCTTATCACCGTACTTCTTAGGTTTTAGTTTGGCTGCTATCCATTTGCGGGCTTCAACTTGTAATCTACTTCTTTGAATCGCGGCTGCATTACCTACCTCACCAAACTCACCCGCCTGAGTATCACCGCTTTTGTCATCAGCTAATTTGATTATTTGGTCAGCTAATAAGTCAGCCTGAACGTCGCGCGCCTGCGTGTATTTGTCGCGCAGCTTTTCATCTTCAGCAATCCATCTATAAAAATTAGACGGGTGTAAGTCAAACTTTTTACACGCATCATGTAATCCTACTGCACTTGTGGCAATTTCATTACAAATGTTTTCAAATAGTTCATCTGAGTATTTAGCTTCGTACTTCCCCATTGATTGTGTTTTTATAAAGTTCTAATCTTAATTCGTTTACCTTTTCTATATTGTGATTTTCCTTGACCTCATTGTAAAGGTTTTCAGATAGTTCACTTCTTAACTCGGGCAAAGTTATGAGTTTTTTTATTTGTTTAAACCATTCTTTTTTATTTGCCGTCAGACAGTTCTTTTTATTCTTTGCTATATTGGTGTAGGGATATTCATCTGAAACGATTACAGATACCTTCTTTGCACCCATTTCAAGCATCTTCAATTCAGACTTGCATCTATTGAAGGGTGTATCTTTTAGAGGGATTAAACCTATATCAAACATATCATAAGCACTGGCATAGGTGAAGGCATCCATTCCGTTT